AAATTATATTTCTCTTTTAAAGACATTTTTATAGGCTCATAAAGTTGTTCTTCCACAGAAACAACTTCAAAATCTCCAAAATAATCCTTTAAAGCATCCATAGATAAAGAAGCTAAAAGATCACCTTGTTTTCTTAAGTCTTCAACTAGTTTTTTCTTAAGTTTCTTCTTAACTTCTTCCGGCAGTGCTTTTAATTCTTCTAAAAACTTATTTTGAAAGAATTCTTTTTCATTTATATTTTCTTTAAGTAATACTTTTTCATATGTAGAATGGATCGCAGTACCAAAGGCAGTATATTCATTACCTTCGAAACCCTTAAGCTTCTCAATATACATAAGCTTATGTTTCCAAGCACATTCTTTCCAAATTTTTACTTCTGAATATGACACATGCGTCATTGTTCACCTCTTTTTATTATTTTAACACATTTTTCTTTGTTTTACCAGAGGTTTTTTTAGTTGCAGTGTTTTTTCCAGGCCACGAAAATTTCGTGTCCGTAGTGTCCGTAGTGTCCGTAGTGCTTTTTGTGGCCGCGGGCTTAGGCTGTTTAGACTTCAAAGGCTTAGAAGGCTTAGGAGGTTTAGGGGGTTGAACTGTTTCTTTTTTTGGTAATTTAAATTTCCATACCCCAGAAGCGTTTCTTTCACCGTCATCGCTACGTACCGGCCTAGACTTATCAAAACAATCCTTTTCTGAAACTTTGTAATTAAGTTTTTTTAATTCAGTTAAAACTCTAGTCATGTCATAATAAGAAAGACCTTTCCAACCAGGCCGTGCCTCAACTTTTATATGTACACTTAAAATATTGGTTTGTTCGTCAAGATTTACTTCAAATTTATCTTTTTTCATTTTTTCTCCTTGAATATTGCTAATAATTAGCAATATTTGTAATTTTATTGTATAATAGTGGACTTATATTTTTTAAGTATTCTTTATCTCCTAAAAAGTAATGTTCAAATCCATTTGCAAAATATTCTCGTAAAGAAGTAGCAGCATAAGGAGAATAAAAAAGACCCATTGATATATTTGTTAAAGCTTCATAGCCAACACTTTGATATAAAAATTGATCAAAATTTTCATCATATTCAAGTTCTAAACAAGACTCGGAAGGTATTTTAAATCCTTCGGCTGTCAATAAAGAACATAGTCGCTTCCTTTTTCCTAAAAATTCTCTCTCAACTTCGCCATCAAAATATAGTTCTTCTCCAGCGAATTCTTCAACAGAATGCGCCGTTTCGTGTATAATATCATCTATCATATCTTCTTCGTTAGACTGGTCATTGGCAACATATATAGCGTTATCCATGTATATGGCATTAATATCCTTTTCTTTCAAAAAAGGAAAAGCTCCTACATATACTGCATCAATTAAATGCGTCAAATGAGCGGGTAAACGTTTTTCAATATATCTTAGCACATAGTCTATATCAACATCTTCTGGTAGAGGGTCTTTTATATAAACTAATTTATCATGTAGATATTTTTCTCTACTTTCTTTTAAAGATCGCGAATGAGATTTTTTTATATACTCACTATCCATTATTTTCTTCGGGTTCTTTGGCTATTTCTTCTTCCCATGCTTTTCTTCCTTCTTCAACATCTAATAAAGCTTGCTGATAACCTCTAATAAAATTTTCTTCTGCTAAGGGCAAAAGAAATTCTGGAAATTCCGCGGCCATAACTTTAAGAATCATTTCTACATTGACGTCTCCATTTTCAGGTTGTTCAATTTCGCCAACATAGTTAATGAGCCACTCTTTCATTTCAGAATCCGGCTCTAAAGGTTTAAGTAAATCCGGGTTTTCACCTAAATCATCGTTTGTCATAACTGCAACATCATTCTCACTCATTATATACCTCCTTTGTATAATTGTCAATAAAATTAAAGAATTTTAGCTGCTAATGTAGCAACATTAGAACGTTCGCCTTTAATAAGCGTTATGTGACCAGACAAATCATAACTTTTGAATTTTTCAATCGCATATGTTAATCCATTTGACGTTTCATCCACATAGATATTGTCAATTTGCTCAATATCCCCTGTTAAAACAATTTTAGTGTTCTCTCCAACTCTTGTAAGAATTGTTTTAAGTTCATGAGCAGATAAATTTTGAGCCTCATCAATTATAATAAATGAATTTGCTATAGAGCGCCCTCTTATATATGTCAAAGCCTCGATTTCTATTGTACCATTTTCTGTATACATTTTAAGTGTTTCTTTGTCGTTTCCCATTAAAAATCGCAAATTATCTTGTATTGGCATTAACCAAGGGCTCATTTTCTCTTCCATTGAGCCAGGCAAATAACCAATATCTTTACCCATGGGCTGTATTGGTCTAGAAACTATTAACCTTTTATATCTAGAAATTTCACTTTCTTCGACAACCTGTGCCAAACCAGCAGCTATAGCCATTAATGTTTTACCACTTCCTGCTTTACCAACAAGGGTGACAATAGGAATATTAGGATCGATCAAAAGATCAAGTGCAAAATTTTGCTCTTTATTTCTTGGTTTTACTCCCCAAATTCCTTTTTTAAATTGTCCATTGATCTGTTTAAGTGGTTCTGTATGGCTTGAAAATCTTGCCAATGCTGTCTTTTTTTCATTAGAATTTGATACAAGCATAATATATTCATTTGGATAAAATTTAATTTTATCTTTTTCTAAATATACCATTTCTCCATTATAGAATTGATCAATAAATTCATTATCAACTAAATGAGTGCGAAACCCTTTATATAAGGCTTCTGTATCTTTAACAACTTGACTTGTTATATAATCTTTACATAACAAACCTAGCGCATCACATTTAACACGCATATTAATATCGCGTGAAACCATAATAACTTTTCGATTTAGATTTCTTTTTCTTTCGCTTAACGCAACACTAATAATTTCATTATCGGGGATATTAAAATCAAAATCTTTGGGTAAAACAGATTTATCAGAAGCTTTGGCAAATAATATTCCCTTGCCCTTGGCAATTCTAACACCTTTGTACAAACTTCCCTTTTCTCGTAATGAGTCTAGTATACGTATAATTCGTCGAGCGTTGGATCCAACGCTATCTTGTCGTTTTTTGTGATTATCTATTTCTTCTAAGACTTTTAAAGGAATAACAATGTCGTTAGTGCCATATGTATATATGGCATTTGCGTCAGTTAAATAAACACTAGTATCTAAAACATATATTTTTTTTGCCATAATTAGCTGTCATTAATAACTAGTTTCAAGATTTGTTTAGTTAAAAAGAACGATTGATTTTTAGTCTCTATATTTATTATTAGGAGGCAAAATATAATGTTTAATATAATTAAAAATTTCTCTTTACTGATAGTTTTCTTTTTAATAACAATTTCTTGTGTAAATAACAGTATAGTTGTTAAAGATTCTAATTCAGCAAACGTATTGCCGCGCGAGTCTTTCGTATATCTTGAAAAAAAATTAAAGGTCATCTCGTGTAGTGGTGAACAGTGTCTTTCAATGGAATATCGCTCTTCTGCTTCTGGTTTTATTGTAAATATTCAAAATGATGGAGCTTTTATTGTTACAGCTGCGCATTTTTGTGAAAATCAAGTAAAGGCGGGCCCTGGCGTAAAAATAAAGTCATTTTATAAAGCAAATACAATAAATGGAGATAAGTTTAGCAGCACATTGTTACATTATGAAAGAGATATTGATGTGTGTTTGCTTTTTGCAAAAAATATGTTGAAAAAAGTAAAATCTGCACAAATGGCAAAAACGGCGCCTGTGCCGGGGGATAAAGTATATAATATAAGCGCTCCTGATGGCATATTTGTTCCTGGGATGGCGCCAATATTAGAAGGGCGTTATAATGGAGAATTAGGAGGAAGTTCGTGTTACACAGTGCAAGCGGCGCCAGGAAGCTCTGGATCAATGATTGTTAATGAAAAAGGCAATCTAGTGGGGATGATACATTCTGTATATGTAAGGTTTAATACAATATCCTTATCGACCAATTATTATGATTTAAAAAGGTTTATAG